TTACATTAGAGATGGCAGAGGAAAGAATTGCAGAAAGAATTGACGCCAACTTATTAGATGTTACAATGGAAGACCTACATGATATGCCTAAACAATTATATGAAGGCAAGATTAGTAAGTTAAGAGAAAAGACACAAGGTCAATTAGTTATCAAAGAATATCCAACAGCGTCTGCTCATGCAGGTCATTTTAAATCATTGATGAATGAATTGGCTTTGAAAAAATCATTTAGACCAGATGTTATCTTTATAGATTATTTAAATATATGTGCTTCAAGTAGATTTAAAGGTGGTAATATATCATCTTATTTTTATATCAAAGCAATTGCTGAAGAGTTAAGAGGTCTTGCAGTAGAACATAATGTACCTATCTTTAGTGCAACACAAACAACTAGAACTGGTTTTGTATCAACAGATATTGGTCTTGAAGATACCTCTGAAAGTTTTGGTCTACCAGCAACGGCTGACTTCATGTTTGCCTTGATTTCAAATGAAGAGTTAGAGGCATTAGGTCAAATGAAAGTTAAACAGTTAAAGAATAGATACAATGACCCTAGCGTCAATCGTGCCTTTATTATTGGTGTTGACAGGTCTAAAATGAGATTGTATGATGTACAACAATCAAGTCAAAACATAGTTGACTCAAATCAAGTAGATGAAAAAGAAGACGCTTACAACAAGTTTAGTGATTTCAAATTGTAATATATGGTAAAAAAGAAAACACAAAAAGTTAGATTTCATAGAGGTGATAAGAGGCCAGGTGTATTGGAAAAGAAATTGAAATATAAAGTAGAGATGATTAAAGAAGGCAAGAAGATACTTTGGCATGTGTTAGAAACACCTACAGATAATGTGGTTGGTAAATACTTCTTTGAAGATGACGCTAATGTATTAGCAGATTTTCAAAACAAACACCGTGTCTGGCAAGAAAACGGTGGCATACCTAGATTCCTTTGGAATTATATTGCCAATAACACCTAAATATTGTATAAGGAGAAAATATGGCTAGTGCTATAGATACAAAAATGCAAGAAAACGGTTCAAGAGTTTTCTTTGAGCAACTTATAGAAGATGGTAAAGAGCCTTCAATATCTTTTATTGAAGATAAGGCTTATCCAGATATGCCTGCTATATGGTATCAGTATTTTCAATTGCAAGGTAAAGCAATAAAAAAATATTTAGGAAACCAAAAAGGTTATAATTATAGTAGAGATACAGGTATCATGCCTATTTTAGAAAAAGCAGCTAAAGATATGGGAGTTTCAACTAAAGATAATTGGAATCCTATGGATATAGTGATGGTAAAAAAATCAAATGAAAGAGAAATTGAAAAAGATGTTGAAAAAATATTAAAAGGTGGTGATGAAAAAACAGCAAAGTTAGAAAAATTAAATGTTCTTATGCAAAACTTATTGATTACAAAAACTATGATACCAATATCACTAAAAGGTTTAACAAAAAATCAAAAAGAAGCAAGAATAGAAGAAGCCAATCTAGGCACAGAAAAGAAAAAATTAGAATTCAAACTAAAACCAAATAGTTTAAATTGTGATTTAGATATGGAAAAACCACCGTTGTTTGATACAGGTGAATTTTCATTAAGATTTTTTGTAAATAAAAATGAGGTCGCTGTACAAGTTAGAAGTTTTAGATACTCTAAACCTACAACTGGTCCACAAACTGATTTAACACCAAAAGGTGGTGGTGCAAAATTAGGTAAAGCTTCAGTAGCGGCTATACGACCTTTTTTAAAAAAATTAAATTTAGAATTACCTCCTTCAGTTGTAAAAGATAACATGATAACTGTATCAGGTAAATTTACCAATAAACAAATAGAATTTTGGTCAGATTTTTATGACAGTATAAAAGATAAAACAATAGAAGGACAAAGAGTTAATTGGGATGCTCCTTTTACATTTGGTGATAAACAATCTACCTTTAGAAAGAATTTAGAAACTGGTTTGATGAGTTATGAAAAAGATAGAAATACACTAGGTAGAATATACTCAAAACTACATGCTTTAAGAACCATTGATTTATACATGAAAATCTCCCAAAAAGGTAAATTTGAAGATTGGTTAGAAACCTTGTATTACGGAGCTAAAAAAGAGTTTAGTAATTTAAACGGTCCATTTATCAAGATTTTTTAATCTCAACCCTCTATATATAGTGCATAATTCTTATAAATAGTCTATATTTGTTGATGAATTTGTTGAAAAAAGTGCTTGCCAAAGCTCTTTAATTATAGTATAATGGGACAAAATGAGAGAGAAAAATGTTTAGTTTTAAAGGGTTTCAGACCCAGGATAAGAATACACACCTAGAACACCTAGAAGATGATATTATTAATCGTGGTGCAGTAGGTGGAGAAAATGCAATAAGCTTTCTAAAGGCAGTTAGAAACATGCTAGCTGGTTCTGGTAAAGGCACAAACATGACCGTCAAATGGGACGGTGCGCCAGCAATTATATGTGGTGTCAATCCTGAAAACGGTAAATTCTTTGTTGGTACTAAATCAGTATTCAATAAAACTCCTAAAATAAATTATACAACAAGAGATATTGCAAGAAACCATGGTGGTGTTGTTGCAGATAAATTAAAAGTATGTTTAGCAAATCTATCAAGACTAAACATCAAAGGCATTTTACAAGGCGATTTGTTATTTACAGATGACCTAAAAGCCATCAATATAGATGGTGAAAAAATGATTTCATTTACACCAAATACAATTACATATGCAGTACCTATGTCAAGTGATTTAGGTAGAAAAATTATGAAAGCAAAAATGGGTATTGTATTTCATACTCAATACAATGGTAAAACTATGGATAATCTATCTGCTAGTTTTGGTACAGTTAGAGGTTCATCAAATAGAAATATATTTTTAGCAAGTGCTGGCTATAAATCTACGGCTGTTATGTTTGATAAATCAGAGTTATCAAAATTTGACGCACAGATAAGAATGGCTGAAGGCTCATTAAAAAGAGCAAGACCTATTTTAGATTTGATGAGTAAAAATATATCAGACGACCTATCTGTTGGTTACAGACTAAAAACTTATTTTAATTACTATATCAAAAACTCAAATAGTGATATGGGTAAAGTTGCAACAATGCAAAAACAATTTAGAGATTATTACGAAAACTTTATTAACATGGAGATTGATAATAGAAAAACACCAAAAGGTAAAGAGAAGTTTCAAAAAGCAAAGAAAGATAATTTACAGTTTATAGATAGAAATAGAAAAGCATTATACTTTGCTATTGCAAGTCATATCACTTTAGGTACGGCAAAAAATACATTGCTTCAAAAAATGAGTCAGATACAAAGTATTGGTAACTTTATTAGAACATCAAAAGGTTATAGAGTAACAGCACCAGAGGGTTATGTAGCAGTTGATAAAGTTGCAGGTGCAATTAAACTTGTAGATAGATTAGAATTTAGCAGACAAAACTTTACAATGCCAAAAGGGTGGAATTAATGAGAACATTACCAGATACAATTGATTTAATAAAAAAGAAGCTTAGACCAATAAGACCAATAGTATTACTAGATAGATATTATAGTATTATAGAAAGTTTAGGTGTAAAGTTTACAAACTATGCTTGGCATAAAAGATGGTGTAATAGAGAGAAAGGTACAGGTTATAAAAAGTGAAACAGTTTGACGACATAAGATTTCAAGATTTAAAAGAAGGCTTGTATGACCCTAATATATTCAAGGCTTTCTTTTTAGCAGGTGGTCCAGGTTCAGGTAAAACATTTGTAACTAGAAATGCATTTGGTGGTACAGGCTTAAGACAGATTAATTCAGATAGTGCCTTTGAAAGTGCATTGAAAAAAAATGGTCTATCTTTAAAAATGCCTGAAGATGAGGCAGAAGCAAGAGATATTTTAAGAGCAAGAGCAAAAGGTACTACAGATAGAACTATGGATTTATCAATCAAAGGTAGATTGGGAATGGTCATAGACGGTACAGGTAGAGATTACGATAAGATTGCAAGACAAAAAGCAATACTAGACCAATTAGGTTATGATTGTTATATGATATTTGTAAACACAAGTTTAGATGTTGCTTTAGAAAGAAATAAAAAAAGAGAAAGAAGTGTGCCAGAATATATTACAAGAAAATCACATGGTATTGTTCAAGCTAATATTGGTAAATTTCAAAATAGTTTCGGTATGGGTAACATGGTAATTATTGACAATAGTAAAGACGACAAAGAATTGACAACTCTAATTATGGATAGATGTTCTAAAGCAGTTAGAAGATTACTAACAAATAAAATTAAGTCATACACAGCAAAAAGGTGGATGGCTACAGAAAGAAGATTAAAAAGAAGATGAAAACTTTTTTAGA